CTGTGACCTAGTTCAAGGTGCTTCTGCCCCGACCGCGACTGCGGTTAGGTCGGCCTCCTCGTCCCCTCTGGGGGCGGGAGGTGCCACGAGCTTGGTTCTTGCCACGAGATCCTCTACCACGTTGAGATTCCCTCTTTTGGGGTCCACTGGGTCGAGTATCGTATTTCCCAATTTTAACGACATCAACGTTGTTGCGGCTAACACTAGCTGCCAACGCTATATCATTAGTAAATAGTCGAATCGACACATCGCCGTCTCTTTTGCGAATCCACGAAACCATCTGACGTATACAATTATCTGCTATACGGTCGCCAATTATGATGAATAATTGGTCGCCATGCTGATAAAAGTATTCGATCTTAGACTTAAAGTGGTCTAGCACAAAGATACAAGTGCGTGATGAATAGTTTTTTGAAAACCATTGCGCGCAAGCGATGATAGATTCTCTCAATGATAGTTCCTCCGTTTTTAATGCAAGATAATGCATCAGGTTGTACCCGTCTACTATTGCATATGGTGGACAGAGTGCGCTTGTTGTTAACATGCGCGAGCTATCAAAGACCTTTGATGATAAGGCAATATTGAACCCTGAAGTCATAAGTGTCTGAGGTTTTACATACTCAGACGGACTCAGGTGTCCTGTACCTCTTAGCATATTGTACGCCACGGCGACGTGTTGTGACAATAGTGGCTTGGATTTGCCCGGTAGGGCGTTCCGATACGGATTCGGTGTTAATAAGTAAGAATAGCGGGAAGCTATCTTCTTTGCATCACCTGTCTCCGCGCGAGGTAAGTGTCGAATTTCATCAAAGTCAACTTCTCTAAGGTTAACATACCTGTAATCTGGCATGTCCCAGAGCTTTATTGTCTCTGTGAATGTTGTTAGGTCCAAGTGTTGATCATTACTTGGTTCGAATAGGCGATTTATAGCCACCCGCTTGTCGGGTGACAAAGAATACTGCCCATTCTCAAGATATGGTCGTAACCTGTGTGGAAATATCGGTCTCCCTAGGGGTAACCCAAAGATATCGATACCCATTGTATATAGGTTGTTATAATCATAACAGTACCTATTGTAGATATATTGCATTAACCGGTGAAATTGCTCGGGGTGTAGACCTTCTTTTTGGTCGTAAGCCGCTCTAGGCATTGTAACCCACTTATTTGCATTATCTACCGGGAATATGGTTCTAAACCGGAACACTGGCTGTTTCTCGGTAATCCCATTTCCTAGTTTTAAGTAGAGATTCTCGGCATGGATATAACCCAGCTGGGATATAAAACTCTTCGGTCGGTTAACAACAAAACCGACTGCCTCTTGAGCCTCTACTAACCTATCTATAGAATCTCTCGCCTTATGCGCTGATGAATTATCATCTCCTGTCGTGGACCATGGTGTCTTTGGGAATATTCTCATAGACACGGCCCACATAGTATGACAGACTTGGTTAAGTACTGTCATGGCAGGGAATGATATGCCATAGCACATATGGATACCTCTCTTTGTGGTTTTAAAACCCGCAGGGAGTGGAGTCTGTAGTATAGACAATAACGCTGAGTACTCGAAACTTAGATTGCTCTCGAAGTGCCTACCTTGAAGCCGTAAGGCAGATTGGTGGGCCCGATTGGAATCATACGGTCTCTGTACATCGGGATACTTTTCTAAATACTTACTTCTAAAAAGATTTAGATAGTTTTCCATCGGACTTCCCCAGAAAGATACCGACTCTTTTTCTTCATCTTTGTATTCGAATACATTGGCGAAGTTACTGCGGTAGTGGTTCATCCACATCCGCTCACTCGAGTCGATAACGTCATGAGGGCCGATTAAGCGCTTTATATAATCGTACAAAATTGTTCGATCGTTTCCCGGTAATTCGGTGTGGTTTAAGATTTCTCTCCAAACTGCACGAAAAACTCGGAACGGTGGATTATCTGTACTATCCTTGTAGTCACCTGATAGATAGTAAGATGCATCCGGTAGTGTTGGGTCCATGATACGGAACGTATCTGGACATAACCTTTCCACTACTTTGAATCCAATTTGTCCGATATAGTTAGCAACCATTGCATTATGCCATTCTGGGACCATAGGAACTCTGTGTTTGTCCCCACGTTCTGGTATATCGATGCAATAGAGTCTCGGGTTTCTCT